GCCGTCAGCTCGCCCTCGTCAAGAAACGCAGCGAGGTTGGCGTCGTGCTCCATGGCGGCGGGGTCAGCCTCAACCTCGTCACCAAACTCTACTGTGACGCTACCATCTTCGCCCTCGGTTGTGACCGACAGGGGGTCGAGCACCTCAACCTCTATCTCAGGAAGGTCGAGTTGTGCCAGAAAGTCTGACGGCTGCATCGGCTTCTCAATCGCCATATCTCTTACCTCTGGTGCTCAATAAATGCCGTTGAAGCGGTTGTCAGGGGCTGGCCGGCCACCGGGCACGTTGTACTGGGTGTTGTCACTGAGGCGTGATCTTTCCTCCACTTGCTGGCCACCCCCCTGAAAGAGCCCCGTCGGGCCCATCTGCCCAACAAGCCCTGATACGCCAGACCCTTTTCCTGCCAAGCCGCCGCCTTTACCAAACTGCCCCTGTGCCTGCCCCGCCAGCGCGAGTGCCGCCCGGTCCCGTGTGGCGGCCTGTGCCGCGGCCAAGGCGTCAAAGTTCGGAGTGTTGATGTTGACCTGCATGCCCGCGGGAGCTGCGGGCGCCGCCATAGCCGCTGGAGACGGCTGCACCCTGTTCAAGAGCTGTGCCCCGAACATCTGCTGCGCGCCGGGGAGCAACTGCGGGAGCCCACCGCCCATGTTTTGCGGTGCTGCCTGTGGCATGCCTTGTGGGGGTGGCATCCCCCCGCCCGTTGAAAACTGCATGGCTTACCTCTCCAGCGTGTGTGTTGGCCGCACTATAGCAGCAAAATGCCCTCGAGCGGAAGTCCCTCGCCTCCCTAGTCGGCACGGGGTGGGCGAAGTGCATCTGGGACATATTCGCGGTTCCTCTTCAACACCTCTTGCAAGATGTCAGTGGGTTCGCCGTTACGCAGGGCCATGATACGTTGGAGCCGGTCAATAGGGATACCCCCGGGGTAGCCCATCATATCTTCAGCCCCTCCGACGAGCCCTATATTTTTACTGTCGTTCAGCCTGTTTATACCCGTGGTGGGCAGGTCTGGGGAGTCCGCCTCGCCAAAGTATATGGTTGATTTCCCTTGTTTCCCGTAACCGCCCGGTTTTGGCCGCACAAGGCCCGACGCTATCATGTCTTCCAGTTGGCGGTCGTCAGTAAAGCGCTGGGCATAGGGCATATCTGGGTTGCGGCCGCCAGCGTAACTCACTTGGGCGGGGCCCTCACCCCGGAAAACGTCGTCACGCCGGATGATAGCACGCCCGTCAGGGACCTGTGCATCGGGCACCCCCACTGAGTTCATGAGCGCGGCGGCCGGGCTGAGTGCAGCCTTGGACGCCATAAGGGCGGGAAGCCCCATAGCCAACGTGTTCGCCAAAGAAGACGCCCCTGAAGTTATCCGCTCTCCGGTGGCCAGCGAGGGGTCAGCGGCGCGCTGGGCGTCCACTGAGGCCTGCTCCAACCCGACCATCGGGTTCAGCATCTGGGCGGCCGCTTTTAGTTTGTCGGGCAGGCCAGTCGGGCCGAGGTAATACTGCAGCGCCTCGTCAATGTAGCCGTCCAGCCGCTGCCTACGGGCTTGGCGCTCTTCCTGAGACGCATTAGAAAAGAACTCCATATCCCACCTCCCCAACAAGCAGCCCCCGCACTATAGCAGCAAAATGCCCTCGAGCGGAAGTCACTTGCTGGGGCCTTCCTCGAAGGGTGCGAACGCGTACCGGCGCTCGAGGTTCTTGAGGCTGGCGTTGAGCATGTCGATCTCGGTCTTGACGAAGTGGGGGAGCTTGCGGTGCGCGGTGTGGGCCCCGCTCTGGAGCAGCTGCCGCCGCCGTTTCCGCATCTTCGTGTATTCTTCCTGCATCTCAATAGTAGGCTGCACGTTTTGGGACATCTTGGGCCTCTTCTTCGTCTTCGTCCGTGGGCAAGCGGATAAACCCGCCCTGCCGGAACCTTGTCAGCGCCATCACCGCGGTATCCGCGAGGTCATCGTGGCTGCCAGCAGGGAAACTCGCGATCTCCTCTACCAGCTCTTCGGCCCAGCGGGTAGTGGGCACCCAGACGATGCCCGACAGCACAATATCGGCCACAGCCTGCATGCGGGCGTACTTGTTACCCGACCCGCGGTGGGGGGTATACTCCTGCACCATCAGCCCAGTGCGTCGCAATTCTTGAAACAGTGCCACCCCGGAGCTCTTTTTCTCCACGATGAAGGCATCTGGCTCCCACTGCTGGTACTGCTCCATAGCAAGGGCCTTCAGCTCAGGAAACTCGACCCGACGACGAACAGCGTCGAGCAAGATCAGGTTGTTTGTGCGCTCTTCCTCATGGAAAAACACGCCCCACGTGGTGATGGCGGTATAGTCGGCCCGCTCTTTTTCCTCCGCAGCAGCGTCGAGCGCCATTATGATGTAGTCCACCTCTGGGGGCTCTGTCTCGGTCCAGATGCGCCACCAATTCCGCTTGATGACGGCGGCACCTTCCGATGTGGGGTCTTGCTGGTACTGAGCGTTCCACTGGAACGTAGGCATGGAGGCCCGTGTGCGGTGCAAGGCGGGCAGATCGAAGAACGCCGGCCACAGGGCCTTCTCCTTGAACGTCTTGTCGGGCTGCTCGATCTCCATGATGGCTGGAAACTCAACTACCTCATACTGGTCGGCGTCCTCGTTCTGGGTCATGTCGCGCACAACACGCCCCGTCAGGTCGTCGAGGTGCCAGCGTGTCTGCACGAGGGCCACGCAGCCTCCGGGCATGAGGCGCGTCCGCGCGCCGAAGGTGAACCACTGATACGCCTTGTCGAACACCTCAAAGTTACCTGCCAGCACGTCTTGCTCGGAGTGAGGGTCGTCGATGATGAGCATGTCCGCGCCCCGCCCGGCGAGGCTGGAGCCCACACCCGTGGCGTAATACTCGGACCCGTGGTTTGTGCTCCATCGCCCGGCCGACTTGGAGTCCTGCGCGAGGGTTATCCCTGAGAACACCTCCTGATACCGCGTGTCGTTCATCAGGTTCCGCACCTTGCGGCCAAAGTCCACAGCCAGATCGGAGGTGTGCGACACCATCATGACCTTCTTGCCGGGGTTACGCCCGATATACCACGCGGGGTAGTATATAGAGACAAGCTGGCTCTTGCCGTGCCGCGGTGGCATGTTGACGGCCACCCGGTCCTTGGCCCCGTTGTCCAGCGCCATCAGCTGATCCGCAAGGATGCGGTGGTGTCGGCCCACCTTGTAGTCAGGCTGCATGTACTTACAGAACGCAATCAGGTCGTCATAGGCTGCCTGCCGCGCGGAGCGCTCCTGCAGGTCCGAGAGCATGGCCTCCACCTCCGCCGCCTCGTCGCTCGTCAGCTGGTCAATGTTTGCCAGCAACGCCCGCAGCTCGGCCTCGGTGAACCCGACATCACTCATCGTCATCGTCCTCCTGTGGGGCCGGGTCCTCGTCGATGAACTCCGCATCCTGCACAGACAAGAGCTTCTCCAGCTTGGCGCGCAGGCGGTCCTTCACGTCGTCCACGGTCTGGTGGGTGACGACGACCTCGCGCTTCTCGTTGAACAAGCCCACGTCGCCAATCTTGCCTAGCAGCTCCAAGGCACGGATGCGTACTCGCGGGTCCGGGTTCTCCGTCTCGATCACCAGCTTGTTGGTAACGAGGTTCCGCACCTGCTCGGCTTCCTGCACGACCCTGTGTCCGAACTCCTCGAGGATAGACTCTGTGAGCAGGAGCGCTGCGGGGGTCTGTTTCAGCAGCCCGAGAGACGCAGCTTTTGTCATCAGCTCGCCCGGGGCCTGTGCCGCCGTTCGCGTGATCCCCGCCGCATAGTCCAAGTCTGCATCTGTGGGAGCGAAGGAAAGCCCTGCCTCAGCGAGTAGCCGGGCCGTGGCCGCAGCAGCCTTCAGTGTCGGCACGAACCGATCGAACTCATCGTTGTCTGGCATGTCTATGTTCACCTCAGGCGACAGGCATATGGTCATTGGGAGCGCCTCCTGACACAACATAGCCCCCCTTGATAGAAAAGGGGAGTCCCTAAATAAATAGGGGTGGGGG